AAAGTTTGGGTTATCTTTGTGAACAACATAAAGTTGTTCACTACAATAAATCTGTTGGAAACCTGAAGGGTTTCCAACAGATTTATCTCAGTTATGTTCGATCTAAGATCGAACATAGCTACAATAACCCAAACAAAGTTTGGGTTATCTTTGTGAACAACATAAAGTTGTTCACTACAATAAATCTGTTGGAAACCTGAAGGGTTTCCAACAGATTTATCTCAGTTATGTTCGATCTAAGATCGAACATAGCTACAATAAATACCAATTTACTGGTATTTATCTTTGTTGTGTTCAATCAAAGAACGAACACAATTACAATGAATTATTTATTATATATGATATCCTTGTCGACACATTTCATTGTTATGAGATGTGTTCTATAGTATTCTGATTTAAGAAAACTATTACCTCCATTAGTATTATATGTACAATAATCAACACAGATACCAGAGATATATTAATTTTGCTACAGAATGATTAATAACCACAATGAATTATTTATTATGTATGATATCCTTGTTAATACATTTCATCGTTATGAAATGTGTTCTATAGTATTCTGATTTAAGAAACTATTACCTCCATTAGTATTATATGTACAATAATTAGCATAGATATATTAATTCTGCTACAGAATTATTTATTATGTATGATATGTTAATACATATCATAGTTATGAAATGTGTTCTATAGTATTCTGATTTAAGAAAACTATTACCTCCATTAGTATTATATGTACAATAATCAACACAGATACCAGAGATATATTAATTCTACCACAGGATGATTATTTACCCCGATTAGTGTTATATGCCTCCATTAGTATTATATTGATGATAATAGGAGTGGGTACAACATATTCATTCTTAACTACTATATCATAGATATCTATGATATATTTATATGTATTATTTCTTTGTTTATAATATTTCGAGCATTGCTGCATATCGTCCTTCTTTACCTGATAGTTTATCAGCATGTGTTCCATAGTATACCAGTTTAAGGAAACTATTGCCCCCATTAGTATTATCTTCAATCGGAATTAATATAGAGGCGGGTGAAATACCATATATCATGTGAATCGGAATAATGTCTAGGGGTGTGGGTTCACTTCCTATATTCACACGATATTGATAATAAGTATTAGCAACTGCGATAGCTTTTGATTTTGTACCACCTACTACATTCTGAATAATATAGATCTTTCCATCTTCATCTTGATACATATAAGGATCTGGTGAAAATCCCATAGCTATCTCAACCTTACGTCGAATATTATAATATCTACTATAATTCTGTGAACTCTTCAATGAAATCAACCAGGCTATTAGATCTTTCTCATTAATAAATACCTTAGAATTAGGTACATCAACAAAGTCTGATTCCTTCTCATAGAAATTATCAATAAATTCAATCGCTTCTGGAGGCATACCAAATCGTAGATTACTATAATCTCTCAACATCTTAATAATACGATCGGCGAATGTTGCATTATACATGATCAATCTACCTTGATTAAATAGAGAGGGAGCTAGAGGTTCGATTATTCTAATAGCATCCTGAATAGTTTCTACATTGGGTAGCCGTCTAGGAATATTATCTAGATTATAATATGTAGAACTATCACGAACTGGTGCTTGATCCATAATCATGAAATTAGAAGAGAAGATATCAGGATCGATATTTTGTTTGGAGCGTGCAAGTTCATACAACCATCTTGTTATTTGTGTAATGATATTAAGTGTACGTCTAAGTTTACTTAAGCGTGATGTGATATTGACACCTGTTGATATAATTGGATTAGGTGGCCCTACTGGTTTATTATCGAATCCTGGAGTGGGAACTATTTCAACATATTCACCATATATAATGTCCATAATTTGAAACCATAATCCAGTAACATTTCTGTTAGTGTCACGAGTGACACCAGTAGGTTCTCCAAATATACGTATGGCGGTTTGTGCTGGTATACGCTGCATATCATTAGATATTGGTAAGTTTTCTGGTTGAGAAGGAATAGTCACAACGGTCATGGCTTGACCTCCTCCTATACTCAATGTCAATGCTCTCATTTTACCATTATAATCAATGAACTGTGATATAGGGGGTGATTGGAATAGATCCAGATGATCAATAAAATAATAAATATTTGAATGTACCTCAAATGTATTATTAGGTAGAACTGTCCATGTCATGGTCTTAATAGTATCTTGAAGAGCTCCATGGCAGACTTCAGTCATCTCAGGTCCAAATAATTTCAATATTTGGTAATTATCCTTATCATAATCTACTATGAGTTCACATTGTGGATATAATAGGGCATCTGATTCGGAGCCCCATGTTTTCATCAGAACTACCGTGGGTCTATGTAGACGAAGTGGACGGGCATGGAATATTTTGAATCTTGGAATATCCATAGCACCTAATTCGGTTTCATCTCCGGATGGGGGTGGAGGAGCAAACACATATATATTAATATTAAAAGTTTCTTCAATAGCTCGATAGAACATAGATGGATCTAAAAACTTAGAATTATCTCTGAACATATCCATTATTTCCTCATCTGTGTGATCATATAACTCTTGTTTTAATAGTGATGGTCTGATTGTCGCTAACATATGTTGACGTATACGAGTAACATATATCTCTTTCATCTCATCGGTCGGTTGAGCTATATACCTTGGATCATCTACTGCAACACAGATACAATGAAGAAGGGAATTTGGACTATATATGATACCATAACGAACCATATCTACATATTCATCAGAATATCGTTTAACAATATTCTCGACGGCTCTTGGTAAAAATGCTACTCTATCAGGAACAAGAATCTTACGCGTACTAATCTTTTTCTCGGCTTTTGCTCCAACTCTACGATCGGGTGCTTTATCTTCTACATAATCACGATAATGAGAATTTACTCCCTGACTCATTTGATCCTTCTTGAAACAACATGGAACGTATGGGAATCTGTCTCTATTAGGAAGATCATGATTTAATTTAACACCGGGGTATGGATTATTATCATCTGGACAAACAAAATTCCATCTTGGATTATCTTTCGGAAATGGCATTACTTGTCTCTCCTGAAGTGCGGGACCAATACGTCTTTGTTTCCAAGCTTGAATCTCGGTTGGATCAATAATTATCGGCTGAAGTGGACATTGACATCTACGAGCATAATTGAGTACAAAAAGATCAGGAGCTTGTTCCTGAAGACGTTTGATTTTTGCATTGACACGTCGATTCACTGTTGTTTTCTTGGTTAGTTCGAGAATAGTTGGTTCTGCGATTATTGTTTTACGCTTACGTTGTGACAATAGAGGACCCAAAGCAGCTAACTCGGGAAGTACACCTTGATAAGCACCGATAATAGGATCTTTATTATCTTGATAATATCTCATAAGTAGACGAAAGATGGGTATAAAGTCATTGATGACAATACGTGATTCGGCCTGAGATATATTTACATGAATATATGGAGTACCAGCAGGTAAACGTGCCTGTGTAACTGCTCTGGTATTAGGATCCATAACTTCCACAATTTCATCTTCGGATGTGATTTTCTGTGTTAGAGTAACAGACACAGAGGCAGAATTAGAAATATATGCCTCTTCTGTAGCAGTTTTACCTTCAGCCATATCAGAATATATGGAACGATAATGAACGTCAAGACGTTTCTTTAAGGCAAATGGTTTAATATTTTCTTCAACATAGAGATATACATTGACAACTGGATCTAATAACACCATATCAACAAAAGATGTTTCATCAAAATTTATACCCCATATGTTGAAATCTCCTCTAACTTTGATTTCTCTCCCATTACCAAACACCAGACTTGGTAGTGCTGACTGTGCACGTTGAAATGCTATTTGTTCACTGCGAATAAGCCCTTTCTTAGGGTCAGATCCAACTGGAGATTCGATAGTTAAATAGTTAGTATCAAGATGATATACTACAGTGAAGAAGGATTCACGGGGAGCATCATGCAATTCAACAGCACCATCATTATTTGGGTCTCCTAACCATAATGTCATATAGATAGTATCTTTGCTGGTGGCTTCACCAGAGGGTGTGATAGTTATAGAATAATTGGGTTCATTTTCAATCTTACCTCCTGTATATACTCTAAACATTGCCTTTCCATATTTATCATTATATCTAACAAATGGAACATAACGTGATACCACTGCTCTATTGAATATATCCAATCCATCTTCCTTAATAACTGCACGTCCATCTATTGCGGGACTAAAAGACATTATTGTTGAATTAACAGTAACAGGGCTGAAGGGAATCTTTTCTCTTTGATCTACTTCAGATAATGTTCTTTGAATATCTATAACGGTATAGAGACGTCTTATATCACGATCTCTTTTAGAGTTTATCTGATTATACCAACTGTCATAGGTCTTCTGGAGATCATCTTGACTTTCAAACTTATCGATCGTTAGTGTGTTATCCATATCTCGATATATTTGATTCATAGTTATATATAGATTGGGATTAGGATTAGGATTAGGATTAGGATTGGGATTCTGGCGTCTAAGTTGATCATAATAGGACATTGCAATATCATCAATAGTGATGGTTTTGTTAAAACCCGTTATAATGTCATACATACTGGCGGGAGTCTCACCTTCATTGATTAGTCTTTGTACTATAACTGGAAGTGATTCAAAAACAAAAGCGGGAGTACCACTCGGTATATTGATATCTCTGGGAGTGCGTGGACGAATAATGACTAATTGAACAGGTACTTGAAATACGGCTGCCCATTTATATAAGAGAGTGACATCATTATCATATGGAGTAATTTCAGCACCTGGAATAGGTCTTCCATCAATGGTTAAGGGTATAGGTATTTGTGTGATCGGTATAGTTAATAACGGAGCAGCGATAGTTGCCATTTACAGCCTAAGCAACTAAGTATAATTGAAAATAACAATATATATATATAATTACTTCATAGATAATAGATATATATATCAAATAATATATCATGTTCCTATCATTAAAATACAACTAAGTTGTATTTTAAGTTTATCCAGTGTGTACTAAAGAAATGTCACATCGTTTAGGATCTACTATTAATTCACCACTCTTTATGAACAATCCCATCTCAGTTCATAGTAACGGAAATCGCAACGATTCTCTCATCGACGATGAATCGTTCTTTACTAAAGGTGAAGAACCACAAAGATCCTCCACCAGTACATATGATCATGTTGGCGGTGACGAAGATATATTCATCAATAACACTCAAGGTGGTTCCTTCCGACTTCATCGTAAAACTTTAAAAGAAGCACTCCAAGAACTTAAGACTCAAGAATATGTCTCTGTCAGACAATTAAGTCCAGAACATACTGAATCATTTAGAAGTATTGTAGAAGCCCTCCGTCTACTATATGGATCTCAAGCTCTCTATGATTTAATTCTCACAGATATTCGTAATGTCTTCAGTGATATTAAAGATATTAGACCTGGCACCGTCTCCGCTTTCTTCATTGGTTGTTTCAATGATGATAAATTTCCAGGTCCCATGGGATGTAGTCCAAAATGTGCAGCTTCTCTACCTCCAACAGAAGGAACACCAGGCTACAACAACTGTGACGATCTAGTATTAATATATTCTGATGGACTTTTTAGCTCATTAAATGAGAAACGATCACCTCATGCATATATATATATTGGTGATACTAATTTCTCAGGCTTCAGCACAGAAAATATTAGACAACTTCGAGAAGCCGGTATAGAAAATGCATCTCTCATATATGGAAATCAAGATGGTTCATATCGTGAAGTGACTGGGGCATTATCCATAGATCAACTGCCACATAGAGTAGATTCAGCTGATGTAAATAAATCAGATAATACAAGTCAAGTTACTAACTCAACTACAACAACCACTACTACGACGAATAATGCGGCAGGTATTATATTTGCTATTATTATTGTAGTTATTATCATTCTACTATTGGTAGTATTATATCGAAATTATAATCCTAAATGGTTCTAAGTATTATATCGAAATTATCATTCTACTATTAGTAGAATTATATCAACCAGTCTAGGTCGAAAACAACAATCACCTAACATTTATAAACTTGTAAATTATATTTACAAGTCTTTCTATTACAATTTATAAGATACATAGCGCTACTAAATATTATGTATTTTGTTATATAAATATGAATCCGAACTGCGATGTTTCACCTGTTGTCTCCCAGCCCGTTTCCCTTGTACACTTCCAAAACAACTGTGAGATAACTTCACAGGACAACTGTGAAGTCATTGTACAACCATCGCGTGCTACAACAGAATTATCTCACATTTCCGAAGCAAATATACAGCAAAATTATGCCGCCACATGGATTTTCAATCCCACTACTATAATATTGATCATTACAGGAATACTTGCTCTATTAGGATTAGGATTTGTAATTGCAGCCATATTAATATCTGAGAGTAAACTTAAGAATAAAAATACTAATACTAGTACCAGAACTCGTGCCACTATTCTCGCAACAAATATAGAATATCCATATCATGAAAGACAATCTTCTAAATCAATGTCTCTTTCATCATTGTCAGATATGGAACCGCCATTTAAATATATTGAACATGTTGTCGAAAAATCAAACAAAGCTCGCACACTTAAAGATATTGTATCTCCTAATCACTGGTTAGGTAATACACTCTATGACCCAGATACTATATTCAATGTCTACCCCTATTATGGCAAGATAGAAAATAATGCATTTATGTTTTCATGGCCCACTAATGGTTTTGTCACAGAAAATTCTCTCGATTTAACATATGAAAGTATTCCCATGGAATCATATATTAGAGTTAGCAGTCTTGATGAAAGAGTGATATCATGTGATATTGTTGATATAGATGCATTAGTAGGAACAGTGATATGGCAATATCATAATATTCATAACAAAATAGGATCAATGACAATACCATTAGCCAAAGGATCTCCATTCATAACAATCGAAGCAAATAATATAGGATTATCCCTAGAATGTGGATTTGATTTCACTCATCAGAATGAATATAAATTAAATAAGAGATCGTCCATACATATATTTAATATTAGTGAAGACAGTGGATATATTCTTGTATTGTCGAAAAACATTACTATAACAGTAATTAATGATATTATATATATACCTCGTTTCACTGGTGTTGCTAGAATTGCATATTTTGATTCGACTGATATGATGAATATTCTTATTGATCATCATGCAGTATATCCAATAGAATCAACTCTAAGCACCTATGTTATTGAAGATACTACAATGGCTCCAACATCATTTATGGTAGATACAACATTCCAGTGGACCACCCGTAATATGTATAATAATGATTCTGATGATTTACTCATGATATCCCTACCACATCATAATATTACAAATATTATTTATCATGGATCACCAATTTTTCATCCTTTAATAGGACCTTTCCGATTCATTATAGCTAAAGATAATAAATGGGTGTTGGCCGAGGGAGTAGTTGATTACAAATTTCCATATTCCATTAAGAACGACTCCAATATAACAGATATTGAAGCATTGAGAACAGTGTGGAAGACTGAATCGAGCATGGTGATAAGTTCACCTCCTACAGGGTTTGTTAATTGGTGTAAATGGATGGGCAGTGTGGCAACATTATTACTTATTGGAAATATGTTGAATGAACATATCAATGATATAGCCAAAATTTTAGAGAGTAATTTATTATTGATAACTAAGAAGAATCGTATATCAAGATTGGTATACGATGATACTTGGGGAGGTATTATTGACGATACTGGAATTAATAATCGTATGGGTAATAGTGATAATGGTAATGCATTCTATGAATCTCATATAGGACAATTTGGATATTTAGTATTTGCATATGCCGTGGCGGGTTATTTCAATCAAGATTTTATAAGTCAGAATAAGGATACTGCTTTATTATTTGTACGTGATATAGCTAATCCATATGAATATGATGACGATTTTCCATTATGGCGTAATAAAGATTGGTATTTTGGATATTCTATAGCATCAGGATTGTCACCCAATCAAACAAAAGGTAAATATACATCAAACATAGGTGAAAATATATTTGGATATTACGGATGTTACTTATTATCATTAGTCCTTGATCAGTCAAATACAGATCCTCAGATTAAAGAATTACATGATTGGAGTTTAACATTATTGGCCCATGAGATATCATCGTTACAATATAACTTTCAAGTGTCATCTCAAAATATGGTTACAATAGATAGTGAATTTAGACAAAATACTGTTGTTAATAGAGGTGATACTTATTATGGATATAATGTCGAGAACGGTAATGCATATTACCCTGAACGACATGCATCTATGATGGTTCCTATAATGAAACCGATAAGTCCAATATCACTAGATTATATCGATAATGTATGGGCTAAATCTATCGAAGTGTGGTTGAATGATGCAGTACAAAGTTCTGAAATAGAGCCTGAATCATTGGGATATGCATTAGCATTATTATCTATTTGTAATAATAAAGATAATAATGTGATAAACAGGATAATGGATAATAAAAATATATATCTTCCATATGGAAGTACATGGTCATCCATATTATATTGGATTCTAAACCAATAAAGACAATTTACATAAGTTCGTATACATACGAATTTATTTACTATATCTAATGATTAAAAAGCGTAATTATTATGTTTATAACGAGAACGACCTCCTTTGACACCCTCACTAAGAAGTTTAATAGATACTAATTGTGCACCAATTTTAGGCATAATGGGAGCTAATTTATTGAAAAATAGAATAGAAAGGTTTTCAACAGTAGGATTTTTGGTTAAGGGACAGCGTTTGAGTATATTTTCTTCTACAATGAAAGTATTGGCTTCTTGAATGAGGAGGCAATTCTTATAGGGATTAATGATATTTTCGCGAACTAATTCTTTTAGTCGAGATGCAGGGGTTATAGTTGACCCATTTAAAGAATCTTTCTTTATAGATCCAGTAACAGTAATCTTTATAGAATCTATTTTGTATTTATGATCTTTATTTAGATTTGGAACGTATCTATAAGTATCTTCAAAGGGTATAGTAATGACTAAAGTTTGTTGATATGAGGCTGAAACTGCATACACTATCCAAATAATAATTATGACTATCACTAATATTAAAATAACACATATTATCACTAAGTACATGACTATGTGTAATTTATCAACCTCTATAAAATCATTTCATACTCTTAAGATACAATTTGCAATATATTTATAAAAAGTAAATATGACATAACTCTCTGCTTACACAGAACTATTGTGTATGTATATAAAATACATGTCGTCTGTTTATGAACAATCCAATCAACAGTTATTATGTGATTTATTCTATTATTCATCCACAATAATAGACAACTTGAATAAATTGCCTACATCTTCATCTTCCCCAAAAACCACTGATGAATGTTCAAATATAACTCTTGATCCTATAACCCTAAAAAATATTAACACTCAAATATTAAATCATGGATCTAATGATATGTTCGATAGAATGTGGGATTATGATAGGAATGAATTTATGCGTATAGCGTTCTACTTGCGTCAACATAGACGAATCACATCAGTATCAAATAATATTACTAGAACGGTAATGGGTAGGGGCGAACGTAAAATTTTCTATCAAATAATTACTTGGTTAAGTCATAATAAACTACCTGAATTACTTATCTTACTTCCATATATTCCTGATTATGGTTATTGGAAAGATTTATTAGTGTTAATGGGAACTAATGCTGAAAACGCTGTAATTTTTTTATTCGCAACACAACTTATATTTGATCATGGGATCTTTAATAGTCCTATCCCAGGATTAATATCTATGGCTGCTAAGTGGACTCCTAATGAAGGAAGTTCGTCTGATTTAAAACATAACACATACAGTAAAATAGCCAAATGTATGAATATATCGAAGAAAATATTACGTACACAATATTTAGTACCGTTACGTCGATATTTATCTGTTACTGAACAGATAGTTGGTGATAAAAGATGGTCTTCTGTCAACTACAATATGGTTCCACAATTATCATTACAGCTACATTCTAAAACTTTCTTACAACATGATCATGATCGATTTGTATCATATTTAAATACTGGGTACACCGATCATATCAAACGTGTATCTGTTCCTACTCCGATGTATTTAATTCCGACCACAAGATATAATATGATACCAATAAGATCTCATGTGAAAGATAATGAGAATGTATCTGAACATATAATACAGGATGACTATATCAGTAGATTAATGCCCATTCCCCAACTTATAGATATTAAAACATGTTCTAACAATGATATCATCACAATTTTGGGTAAAGATCTTCCAATTACAAATCATGGAAGGAATACAACGATTGAGCCAAATTCTTCAAATACGATAAGGGCTATTGATATATCTGGTTCTATGGCTGGGTTTCCTATAACATTAGCAGGATGTATGTGTGTTGAGGCTAATGATGATATATGGATACCTTTAGATATAGATAATAGTATGGATGAGAAAGTAAAATATGTGCATATAAACAAATGTTCAATAGGGTCATTTACTGATCGTATTTTGAATATAGCCTCTATTGGTAATATTACACATAATAAGGTGGTGGGGTATAATATAGAAAATTGTGTAACATCAGCAAGATCTCTGGGAAAGAATCATCTTATTATTATTAGTAATATACTGCTTGATGATTCTGAGTTGACTAACATTATAGGTAATGATATGGAGGTTCATGTAACGTATTGGTCAATTAACATGAGTCCTATTACTATAAGGACTCATACATTATTAACTATTATAGAGGGTTATGATATTAATATATATGTAGAATTAACACAGGGACATATTCTAAATCGTGATAGATACAAGGATATAATAATAAAATCTATGTATACTGATATTATATTACCTAAGATTTAATAATATAAGTGTTCCACTTATATTTATTATTTGTATTAAAATAGTATCCTGACAAGGATAAGATGTATTAACATTATGCATATTTCTTTTGAACTTATAAGTTCAAATCACTAACCAAAAAACAATGATGGATGATTAGCACTAAACTAAATTAAATATCATCCTGATGTGTCTATGTATAATAAATACCAGTAAACTGGTATTTATCTATCAAAGGTAGTTTTTATTAAAAGAGTGTAGCATGTATACGTGCTATGAACTCTTGTACATTTATAGGAACATGTCCAATGTATGGATATAATTCTGTATCACAATATGGTGACACTCCTTTAGTCAACTTAGACTTTTCACGTATCTGCCATGATGCAACATCATCCTCCGACTTAGGTTCTATTATACACATAAACCAATGTTCTAACTCGGTTAATCTAGCTTTGATGGTTGGTATATCTAGACCATTATCATCAATACGATCTTGATAATATACCTGATTATTTTCATAAATAGATAAAAGTCTATCGAATGCACTATGAGACACACATCCTGATGCATCTACTAAAGGTCGTAACTCATTAATATATTGCTTTTGAAGTGAAATAGTATTTTGTGTTATAGATCTCATCTTGAGAGCAACATAATTATAGTCTCGATCCTCGGGTTTAGTACAATCCAGATATATCGTTGCTGTAAAAAGAGGATCTTCCTTAATTTGACCAGTAACTTCATCCACTACCATCAATGTAAGATGTTTTCCTGGAGTTGGTGGTAACCGTGTAGTATTTGTATGATAGTCTGAGGACAACTTCACTAATCTTGGAGTTGGAGGTCTTTTATCTATTGTCGGAACCATTGCAATAGTTCCTATAGGTGTAATTGCTGCTATTTTAATTTCTCCTGAATTTTCTGCTGGTGTTATATACCACGGATTTTCTCCTGGTTGGAGTAATGTTCCCTTCTGTGGAACACATTCTGTATATTCAGTTGGTAAATGATTTATCCTAGGTAGAATAGATTTTGTGGATATTTCATCATAGTCTTTTATTGTTATTTGTTCTACACTGTCTGCCTGTCGTCCAGAAGTTGAATTAATTGGTGTTCTGCCTATTTTTGGAACTATTAATGGTGTTTTAGGATCATTATCATTAACATGTGCTATTATGACCTGCAGTCTTGGTGATTGACAAAGTTGAAGATTTGTGCCATTAATTATAGGAGATGCGGGTACACGCTGACAAACAGGAGTTGCAATAAGTTTGTTACGAGCACAATTTGGAATCATTAATGAGGGAGGACTACTAAAATTGGGAGATTCCTTCTTGCGTAAATTGAAGGTAGATTGTGTGGCTGATTTATATTGAGGAGTTGTCATAACTATATTGGGGATTTATATTTGTATAGCGAATGCACTGGGAGATGACAAGTCTTATTAATTATGTTCATATTTATTTCATATCAAAATAAATAAGGTATTATGGATGGATCTTTTGAATCAGTTCCAATGGTTGGGGAACCGGTAAATATCTATCATGTACAAGAGGATAAATCCACGAATGGTTGGATTTTATTATCTTTTCTCCTAACAATGGTGATAATATTGTTAATTATTCTGTGGGTGTTTAGTATTTTAGATCGTAATAATATTCCCCCATGTAGTTGTTTTGGACCATTTGGTGTTGAAATTAATGTAGATGCGAACCCTATTAATTTGTGCGGAACAGATAGAATTGCGCCATGTATTTTTGCGAAGAACTCACTTGCGGACTGTGTAAATGAATGTAATGTTCTTCAGGGAATTTGTCAAGCATTCACCTTTAATGCTGTGACATCAACTATGAAAATCGTTCAGCCAATAAATACATTCACATCTGTACAAACAAATTTGTTTGTGCGTCAATCTGGAACTGTATCTTAATTAAAATATGAATCCCGGTGAACATTTAAACAATACAAAGAGTCAAATAATCGATAATTCTCAAGACACTACAATAGTTGAATCAACTAAAACATTAGATCAAACTCAAGATAATATTCCATCTACTCCAATACTATCTAAAAGACTTAATAAAACTCAAATTGTAATGATTGAATCTCAGGATGCTTTAACCAGGCATATTGGAAATAGTGGTAATAGACCAAATGGTATAACGACTGCTAGGACTGGTATTAATACATCTAATGAAGATGTATTAAATCGACCTCAGTCATTATATTCTCTCAAACCTATACAGAGACGAGGAAATACATATATGATAAAGGAGCCAGCTGAATTTAATAACAGTGATATTAATAGTACAGATAGTATGATAAATGATCTATATAATGAAACGTTGAATATGTCGGCAGTTTCTAATACAAGGGCAGAATTATTCAAATATCTTACTGATTTATCAACAGTATTTATGATATTAGCGGGTGTGGCAATTGGTATTCTTACACAGAAGGGATATCACAATGACACTACACTATATATAGCATCAGGACTAGGATTCCTGATAACAGGAATTCAGACAATATTATCGACATTCTCTATAGGGAAAAGAAGTGTTCTTCTAAAGAATATTGCGGGTAGACTTAGAAAGACGTCTCGTCAGATTAAATCACTGGAAGTAGCTATAATTAGTCCTGAGGAGAAGATGAGAAAATTGGAGGAATTTTATGCAGAAGTAGATGAATTCGATCTTGATATATTTGACAATAATATTACAACGGTTTCAGTATCAAATTCGACACATATAGCTAAACCTAGTGGAAAAGAAAATAGTGATTTGAATTCGGATCCTGACAAAGATGGATTATATGAAGATCTGGGTAATAAGAAGATGAATATTACAAAAGCGAAGAATGCTGCAGCACGTCACAATCAAGCTATGGGTCCATCAATAGAAAAGAGACAAGGAATATTACAGGCAATGGTTGTACAATCGGGAGATAATATTGTATGAGTTCAATACAATATTAAGATATTTTAATTAGAGTCATATCTATAAATAGATATGAGTTGTGATCAGGGAGATTTTTTATGTATTGTTAATAATTGTTCTGGTGGTATTGGTGCTGGAACAGAATTATTTAATTATTGGCTTGAGAATAATTGCCCAGCTGCTTATTCTCAAGCTATTAATACAAATGTTAATGGATTACTACAATACAACCAAATTGCACAAACTTTAGTTCAAGGACAAATAATCCGTCTTTTTAATACTTATTTTATAACAAATCAACTAACAGATGATGTTACTAGCCCCAGTTTTAATAATTTTCAGAATACATTATTAAGTTTATGTACTGATCCCACACTTCCAGGCGTATGTACTGGATTTCTTTCAAATTATTGTGATCAATTCAGTCGCGATCAAGCAAGTAATAGTCCTACAATTATAAATTTCTGTGGATGTTATGTTGCGCCTGATCCGGTATATTTACAATTTACGCTGGGATCTCCGGAGTGTAATCAGGGTATCAGTGGGTGTACGAGTGGGTGTACAGCTGGTAATACTGGTTGTACGGGTCAACTAGCATGTGATCCATTATGTCATAGAGCATTGACATCTCAGAGGGCTAATACGCAGATTGGATCGATTATTACATGTCCACAAACGATATGTGTTATAGATAATGTTATTATTAATGCTACACAGAGTCGTGTGCCGGGGGGTATTAATTTTAACACTGTATGTTCGGGATGTGTGGGTGCATCTGGGAGTGATGGTTGTTTATGTATAGTTTCTGGGGTAAATGTATCTGCGACATTATCACAGATAGGAGTGGGTACTAATTTTAATGAATTATGTGGTACAAATTCTGTATGTTTGGTAGAAGATTCAGAGGGGAATATAATATCAGAGGGAGGATGTACGGGTATTAATCCTACAAATATAGGAGTATCTGGATTATCATATACACCGGTGTTGGGGGTGGTATTTATTATAATATTGGTTGTTCTACTGATATTATTTATTGCAATTGCTGCACGTTTTTCAGCTCCAAAACCTATACCTATTCAATAATGTTAAAATATTAATTATACAAGTACAATTAATATTAATCGTTAATATAATAATATGTATGATGAACATATGTCGATACAGTATCAACATATGTAATATTTGTGATCATAATTGGTTGATATTGTAGATTCTCGACCTTTAGGTAGAGAATCTGAGATAACCCAAACTTTGTTTGGGTTATTGTATCAAAGATATAACATCCGCACATGTTATTTTCGTTGTGGTTAATATAATAACATTAGTGTGGATATAATATTTGTTGTGATCGTTAATATTATATTTGTATGGAATAGGTAATGTATCAAAGATGTAATATTTGTGGTGATGATTGGTTGATATTGTATCAAAAATATAACATCTGTAGATATTATATATTATATTGTATTAACATTATATATTATATTGTATTAACATTCTATATTATATTGTATTAACATTCGTTAGATATATTGTATTGACGTTCGTTGGACATTATATTAATATTCGTTAGACATTATATTAACATTCGTTAGACATTATATTAATATTCGTTAGACATTATATTAACATTCGTTGGGTTAACGGAGCCAACCTTGAATGAGCTTCGCTCATTTTAGGCATTATATTAACATTCGTTAGACATTGTATTGATGTTCGTTAGACATTATATTAACATTCGTTAGACATTATATTAACATTCGTTGGGTTAACGGAGCCAACCTTGAATGAGCTTCGCTCATTTTAGGCATTATATTAACATTCGTTAGACATTGTATTGATGTTCGTTAGACATTGTATTGATGTTCGTTAGACATTGTATTAATATTCGTTAGACATTATATTAACATTCGTTGGACATTATATTAACATTCATTAGATATTATATTGTATTAACATAATATTATATTAATATCTGTAGATTCTCTTCGAGAATCTGAGATAAATCTGTTGGAGACAGATTTATTGTAGATTCTCTTCGAGAATCTGAGATAAATCTGTTGGAGACAGATTTATTGTAGATATTCGATTTTTATATCTTAAAATTAAAGATTCGTTATTAGACGTAAATGTATCACTGATTGGTATGACTGTAGTGCCATTAGATCCTAACTGACTCATATGGCAATGATGTTTAATACCATCAGGATCAATACATCGTATGGATATAACATTTGTATTTCATCATCCCTGCCTACAGTATGTATTCTACTGTAGGTTAACGGAGCCAACCTTGAATGAGCTTCGCTCATTTTAGGTAGAATATCGACATTTTGACTGAAAGTTAGTAACATCCCAATATATTATTCCTAATATATTGCAAACCGTCATATTATATAGAATACTGTTACTATTCATAGTATACTGCAGACCATCATAATATGATATTCTATGTTATTACTATCACAATAAATCTGTTGGAAACCTGAAGGGTTTCCAACAGATTTATCGACTACGTAGTCGATTCTCTACCTAAAGGTCGAGAATCTACAATAACCCAAACAAACTACGAGATGTACGCTAGCGTACATCCACAGCAGATTTCTTTGAAATCTAAGTTTGGGTTATCTTTGTGAACAACCTTAAGGTTGTTCGCTACAATAACCCAAACAAAGTTTGGGTTATCTCAGTTATGTTCGATCTTTGATCGAACATAGCTACAATAAATCTGTTGGAAACCTGAAGGGTTTCCAACAGATTTATCGACTACGTAGTCGATTCTCTACCTAAAGGTCGAGAATCTACAATAACCCAAACAAAGTTTGGGTTATCTCAGTTATGTTCGATCAAAGATCGAACATAGCTACAATATATTGTTACTGTTCTCAATACAATATTGTTACTATTCATAGTATATTGCAAATTATCATATTATGATATTATATTAGTATATTGTTACTATTCGTAGTATATTGCAAACCATCATAGTATGATATTATATTAGTATATTGTTACTGTTCCTAGTATATTGCAAACTATCATAATATGATATTCTATAACAATACCAAGGAACAGAAATAATAACAATATATTAGAAATAATAACATGATATAACATCAAACTTATCAGATGAACTAATCTGACAAGTGTACATTCGAGAACTTTAGTTTCTCGAATGTGAGATAAATATCAACTCTGTTGATATTTATTGTACAAATATATAATATCATAATTTGCAATATACTATATAATATCATATTATGATGGTTTGCAATATACTACGAATAGTAACAATATTGTATTGAGAACAGTAACAATATATATTAGAGATAATAACAATATAGAATATCATATTATGATAATTTGTAGTATACTAGGAACAGTAACAATATATATTAGAGATAGTAACAATATAGAATATCATATTATGATAATTTGCAGTATACTAGGAACAGGGACAATATTGTATTGAGAACAGTAACAATATAGAATATCATATTATGATAATTTGCAATAATATTATTGCAGTATATCGTCATATTTGTCACAATTAAAGTATTCTCTTATTGTATACCAAACATAACTAATCTGATCTCTGTATAATAACATCCGATTTTCTCTTATTCTTTTTGAGCACAATTATATATTGTCATAGTCTATTATTATAAAATATACGACCAAATATTCTTCTCCTATATCAACATTTTATATATTTAATATCTATTAAATATAAGTTTATCTCATAACTATTTCGTTTTATTTCCTCGAAAACATAAATACATACTCAGTGACACCACCAAAAGTCCACCTACTATCGCAAGCCATGGTTCATAACCATATTTATTTAAATTCAATGAATTATCATTATAATCAAGTATTATAGAAGTGTATGCCTGATATGAAGATTTGTTCATAATTTTTATCAACCTCTGTGTTCTATCTTTACTGCGTAGAATGATGATAGAATTGTTATCAATCATATGAGGCTCTATTTTGTATAGTAATTGTATTAATTGTTTAATCTCTGTGTCAGTCAATGAAAACTCAGCATTTATTAAATCTTTAATAAAATTTAAATTTTCACTAAAGGCCAGATTACAATCCCAATACATTTATAAAGTTCCTATGTTTCTTTTATAATCTTTATGGTTGGTAAAGATTATAAAAGAAAACACTAGATCATATCCGATGTTAAGAAACGTTATAATATTATTATAACGTTGATTTTATATTCGTATCATAGGAAGTATAGTATTATTATAACGTCGATTTTATATTCGTATCGTAGGAAGTATAGTATTCATATGAACTACATAGTGATCGTGTCTTGTTCATCAGGTCTATATAACCATAAATACATAATTGCCAATAATATAGATACTACTATTATACTTGCATTGACACATTCACACGGGAAATTTCCAACTGTTTCATATGACGTACTTGTTAGTCTCATTTCAAACTCATCAATCGTATTATCGCTAGTTCTTAGTTTATCAGGATTCCTTGATGAAGGAATATATATACAAGAAATTGTTGCAATCTCAGATGACATACCAAATATTCTTTTATACACTTTAATATATGTTGCAACATTAGATCCAATTAATTTAACAACACTACAATCATCTATGATCCTAGGTGTGATCAATCCTAATAAATATAATAATTCTTTTCTATCTGCATCGATCAATGACAAATTAATATCTATCGTATTCTTAAACTCATCCATATTAGTTGTAAATGATAATTTCTTATTCCATTCGAACGGTGAAACTGTATCCCAATTAACTGAACTTCGACGATCCGACATTTTATAGATTAATATCACAAATATTAACTATAACATCATTTATATTATAAATATTACATGTGACATGTAATATTGTTACTTATGGACTGAATTTTTAATTCCAAACTTGACCATTATATAGTGTAAATGTTCGATATTCATTACCATATTACAAGCACAGACCACTCCACGAATAATAAAATATCCAGCACTTGAATACTCAATCTTAGTCATCATTGCAATGATTAAACATATCATATCACAATAATCACTCGCTTCCGTCAATAAATAGTCGTCGGTCTCAGCTGCTTTAATTCTATTGGGGGAAGCGGGATATAGTCCATCTAGTGTAAAAGACTCACCAAAATTAATAATATATGGCTTCATATCATTATCAACAAAGATATTATCAGGATTAATATTGCCATGTACTATCCCAAGTGCATGCATTTTTCTCATCATATCATACACAGTATATAATATTGATATCTTATCATCTTTAGTCATACATGATATTATATTCGATAATACAGTCCCCGACTTATCTTTTCGATCCATAAATGTCATTTTATTCATATTTTTCTCATTTATAACCCAATGGCCACGACCTTCTGCCATGATCGGAAAAGTAGGAACTCTATCTGCTATCCTAGAAACAATACCTATTTCGTTGTTGAGTCTATCCTTTTCTTCATCAAAAGAAACATTGCGCATTAATATATAACAATCCTTGCCCCCATATCGTCCTTCAGATAAAATATGATCGTCTTGAAAATTTATTAAATCAGAAAACTCATATAATTCCATTTATCAGTATTAGTATAAAATTAATCTAAATCAACTCACTTACTCCTAAGATTATATATTATCTTACATTTAGTTCTTCATGAATCAGTGCGATAAATGATTATTATGTATAAATACAAACTTCATCATATAAAATGTCTAGACTTTTATATGATCCTGATTATGATTTCTCCACAAACATGAACAAATTTAAGAATTCAATTAAAGAAAGTGGAATGTCTGATTCTGATAAAGAATATGTGTTATCACTATTGAAGCATGTGGGACCTAGTATGATCCGAGATCATACATTTATTTATTTCACTCCTAATGTCACCTTTCCATATATTCATGTTGAGGTTGATTGTGAGGATAGGCCTATAAGTATAACATTAGACAATCGTTGTATTAGGTATGATTGTGGAACTAAATCTAGCGTTAGTACGACTGATAGGTGTTATTCTGAGGCACCTACTCCTTTGACAAAATGTGATAAAATACTTATGGGATTATATTTTCTTGCTGGTATATCTACAGTGAGTCTTTATGCCTATTCTTCCCATAGAGAGTTATTTGTATGATTAAGAGATTATATAACCGATATCAATAAAATTATTGATATCTTTATTATTATATTATAGATATGAATATATGCCAGCCAATATAGTTAATGTTATTAGGCTCCTAACTGCCATTTTACGATACCATAACTTATTATAATATATGGTTGTACTTGTGCTTGAAATTCCAAATCGTGTATCATACATCTTAATATAAGTAGCCATATTAGATCCCACCAAATTAATAATACGATTATTATTAATCATATCGGGTGTAATAGCATCCATCATATATAATAATTCGTTCTTATCAGAATCTTTTAATGACATATCATGATCTAATATATTCTTAAGAACAATGATATTAACATCGAACTCTATACAAACATTCCAGTTTAAATCACACGATCTATATGATATAGACATTTTGTATTATTTTAGGATGCTTTTATGTGTGAGAAAATTTATATAGGATTTAGTGTACGACATACTATATTACCAAAATTAGTATCAAATATGGCTACTGTTCCACAAGGACAGGGCTGTCCTGTAACACAGGATAGTTGACTTGTAACTATATTTTGTTGATTTAAGGTGTCGGGATTGTTTGAAATAAATGCTAAAGTTCCTTGTAAGCAGGGACTGCCGGTAATACCACTACATCCACTGATCATACCCATACATAAAACAATATCATTATAATCCATACTATTACCATTGGCTGCACTTACAAAATTACATCCTGGGTTAGATAAAGGTAACCAGGAGAGAGGGGCAGCACAAAATGTAGTAGATGGATTACTAAATTGTATTGGAGGTAGAGTTGATGGCTGGCCATTTATATCGACATAAGATGCTTGTTGAGGAAAAGTTATTCGCTGTCCTTCAATATTTTGATACGGATTGCCATTATTGGTAGTAAATACACTGAGAACATATTCGGGACATTGTGAAACTCGTAGACATGGGCATTGTGTATTCGGTTCACATACTCCATTAATATTTGTTGATCCATCAGATTGTAAGGCAAATGGTGTAAGCGGATTGTCACAAAAATTACTACTGTTGCACACGGCCTCACTCGGATTGACACTTACAATTTGTCCTTCAATTGGGCATGTTTTGAACCCAGTAAAGAGATTGGTGGCACATTGACCAGGAGCACACGGAATTGTTTGTACAGTTCTATTATCGGATGATACACGATCACCAGGACCGGTTCTTTGAAAGCCTGATGATATGAGAAGATATAACATCCAACCTAAGAATGCGATAAAAACTATGAGAACTACTAGGGGTACTACAATATCAGGAGAGTCATCGGGCTCAAGAAATACCTGATTTACATTGGTTGTTTGTGTGGTGCTCATATCGATATTTAATACTACCAGAACAACATTTCCATAATAATAATCGATAAATGAATATCTCCTTTAACAGATTTACAGTTTATATCTTTTTCAATTAATTTGATATTAACATTAATACCAATATAATTAATTTAAATAATGTCGTTAACACTTAATATTGTAAGGGAAACCAATCTCCCAAGAAAACCAATAATTCTTAACATCGACCTGTCTTGCATCAGTTCGAGTATACCTACACTATCAATCCAGAAAAAACGCGTCGCCAAATATACTCTGGATATTTTTTTGGAGAAAGCCAAACATGTGCATGGCGATAAATTTGATTATTCGGAAATAACGCCGAATCATATTAGAGGATGTTACAGTAAGATACCAGTTAGATGCATAAAATGTGATTATGACTGGACTCCTACAATTAACGATCATATTAATAGTATGAGCGGATGTCCACAATGTTCTGGTAAAATACCATGGACATTAGATCGTTTCCTTATTAAAGCTAAACAAATTCACAATGATAAATTCGACTATTCAAGAATAACTTTAGATCATATAAAGGGAGTCGGCAGTCATATACCAGTAACATGTAAAATATGTAATTACTTTTGGACACCTATAATCGGTGGTCATATTAATGAAAAGAGCGGGTGTCCACAATGTTACGGTAATGCCGCGTGGACATTAGAATCTTTTTTGATTCGAAGCGAGATTATTCATGGCAGTAAATTCGATTATTCCCAAATAATGTCGGATCATATTAAAGGAGGTAATAGTCATATACCAATAATATGCAAAACGTGTAACTATTTATGGACTCCACCTATTATTAGTCACATTAATGCTAAAAGTGGATGTCCACAATGTTCTGGTCGTGCCCCTTGGAATTTAGAACGTTTCCTTATTAGAGCAGAACAGATTCATGGTAATAAGTTCGATTATTCCCAAATAACATCAGATCATATTAAAGGAGTCGGCAGTCATATACCAATAGTATGTAAGACGTGTAACTATTTCTGGACTCCACCTATTAATAGTCATATCAATAACAAAAATGGATGTACACAATGTTCTGATAATATTCCATGGACCTTAGAGCGGTTCCGTATTAAAGGTAATCAAATTCATAACAATAAATTCGATTACTCGCAAATAACATTAGACCATATTGAAAATAAATATAGTCATATACCAATAAGATGCATAAAATGTAATCATATTTGGTCACCGCGTATTGATAGTCACATTCATAGTAAGAGTGGATGTCCTAAATGCACGCATACTGGATATTCTAAATCTCAAATAGAATGGTTAGAAAGTATCATAGCTTCTGGGTGTATTAATATAGTACATGCCCTAAATGTGGGTGAACATAAGATAGAAAATGTAGGGAAAGTGGACGGATACTGTGCAGAGACAAATACAGTATATGAATATCATGGGGATTTCTGGCATGGAAACCCAGATAAATATTTACCAGAAGACATAAACCCAGCCAGTAAAAAGACCTATGGAGAACTATATAGCAAGACTATGATGAGAGATCAAAAGATAAGAGATTTAGGATATAATTTAATAGTGAGATGGGAAAGCGAAGAATAATAAACAAATATATACATATCTATGTATATACAATATTAAAGTTATCGAATATATTAATTGTGTTATTTCATTATATATGGAGGCATTGAAATTATTTAACCGAGAATTATGAGTGAAAGATATTAATTATTGCATCATTCATAGTAATGATTATATTAATAAATAAAAAGTTATCAGCGTATATCGAATTATCACTGAGAAAAAATCAGTATTGATATTATAAACTCAAAACATTAGGTTACATTATTATATATAATATGTATGATAATCCATATTCTGTGTAATATGTATTCTATATAATATGTATAATATGTGTTCTATATAATATACACATATCATAAGTGAATATATGTATCTGTATACTATAGAATATGTATAACATGTATTCTATATAACATATATAATATGTATTCTATATAATATGTGTATATCATAATTGAATATAGGTATATGTATACTATATTCTCGGTGCATCAGTAGAAGATCTTCTAAGTTGAAGTTAGATGTGCTATCAGTATAATCTGTGTGAAATATAATAGACATATTATATAGAATACATGTTATACACTGAATATAGATCACAATCATACATAACATATACAATACATAGAATACACAGAATATAGAATACATATACTGACACCAGATTACACAGAATATAATATAACACACATAATTATGTCTATAAAGATGGACATAATTCTTTTAACATTACAATCTCCTGCAATGATTTTGTTCCTTGTACATATATACCAAAATGTACAATAAATAGTAATTCTGTCATAATAGATATTTGTCCTATTATGATATATGATTATATGATATTAAATATAATTTAAAAATGATATAATAAATATAATTGAATTATAACAAAACCAATAAGATAATACATTTAAACAGATTTGATCGTTAAGATGATGAAACTTTTGATCTCTTTGTTGTTTACTTTGTGTTTTGCGAATGCCTTGAACTGGCAACAATATATTTCCATAGGCCCTGTTCCACTCGCTACAGAACTTGGTGGTATGAGTGTGATAGGAACCAACGTTTACTATTGGGGTGGACTAAGATCTTGTTCTGGAAATGGAACTACATGTGGAGGTGCAAGCAATTGTGTTAATATTTTTCCAGATGGTATGTCAATGCTTAACACTGCAATACCAACTACGATCACAAAACCAATTGGCGAATGGGTCTTCAATATTGATAGTGGTTCAATCAATCGTCCAAATGCACGAGCTGATTTTGGATATGCTACCAAAGGAAACAGATTCATGATCTATGGAGGTGTGACATATAATGGAACAAGTACATCAACTTGTAGCGTAACATTCTATGATGGTCTTTGGTCATTTAATGTTAATACATTGCAATGGAAGCGATTGGATAATGCAAGTGACCCATATTCTCCAGGTCCCCGAGCTGGAGCTGGAATGTCTATTCACAAAGGTGATGTATATTTGATTGGAGGTTTGACTGGTAGTTATGTTTTACAGAATGATGTTAGAGTGTTTGATTTGAACACTAAGACATGGTCCATAGCACATGCAGGAGGAGCCAACTCCTCCTTCCCTGCCGCTAGATATAACCACGTTCAATTATCTGATGATGTAAATGAGAGAATCTTGATCATTTGGGGAGACAATTATCTAGGTGGCGCAATTGTACCACACATTAACGATATTTGGGAATTCCAATCTGCTTCGAATATTTGGAAGTTGAGAGAGGTAGGATCAAAACAAGCAACTCAACATCCAGTTGGAGGTGTATATAAGGAGATTTTATACATTGGAGGTGGTGATTATAGACCAAGACCAAATTTAGTATTATCTAATACTTCACAAGTAATTGGTCAGGTACAGGTGGAAATTCAAGATCAAGTAACTAAATACGATGCACAAGTATCAGATCTTCACTACGCTTTTGATTCTACTCAAAATGGAGGACAACAAACTCTTCTTCAAGTCTATCCCGGAGCAAGTCCAGGACCTTTCAAGAAATCAGCATTTTCCACCAATTCGACCGACTCAAGATATTTGTTCATGAGAGGAGGATACAACTGGATATGTCCCAAACATCAAATCAGATGTGTCACATCATATCTGGAAAATGTGTACAAGGTTGATTTGTTCCAATTGTACGGTCTCTTCAATTAAATCATTAATTGCAATTAATAATATATTAGAATACATTCTAATATATCTTGAAATACTTATAATAATACATGTATGAGTTATGATATGGATCCACATGTGTGACAAACACTGTCCGGGATACACGTGTAAATGTGAACATCATTACTATTTAGTATACAAGTCAGTGGTCATCATGCTATAATAAATACCAGTTTACTTGTATTTATCTCTGTGAACAACCTTAAGAATCAAAGATTCTGCTGTGGATGGGACAAAGTCCCATCTCGTAGTAAGGTTATTCGCTGCAATAAACTATGCTCAATATAACTACCGTGCCAATTATAATAGATAATAAAACGTTTTAACATTTGTGAATACAAATGTAACTTACGACAATCGACCCGAAAAAGATTACTTGATCAAATAACAGTGGACAAAATAAAAACCAATATGGTTACTAATGAAGATAAAGTCAATATTGTGGGTGACAAATAATTAATATATATTAGAAGTAAGTATACATATATTTATTAGAACCTATCAGAAGCATATATATATGATAAGAGTCCTATATATTTATTAGAAGCAAGTATATATAAGGAGTCCTATATATTTATCAGAAGTAAGTATATATGATAAGAATCATATATATAATAAGAGTCCTATATATTTATCAGAAGTAATTATATGATAAGAATCCTATATAATAAGAGTTCTATATATACTTGTTGCAAATAAGTATATATTTGTCATAACTAAGTATATATATGATAAGATGTAAGTATATATATATATGATAACAATCCTATATATGAAGAGTTCTATATATTTATTAGAAGTAAGTATATATGATAAGAATCCTATATATAATAAGAACCCTATATATTTGTCATAAGTAAGTATATATATGATAACAATCCTATATGAAGAGTTCTATATATTTATTAGAAGTAAGTATATATGATAAGAATCCTATATATAATAAGAACCCTATATATTTGTCATAAGTAAGTATATATATATATATATATGATAACAATCCTATATATGAAGAGTTCTATAATATTTATTAGAAGTAAGTATATATGATAAGAATCCTATATATTTGTCATAAGTAAGTATATATATATCTCATTATATATATATAATGAGATGTAAGTATATATTTATCAGAAGTAAGTATATATGATAAGAGTCCTATATTTATCAGAAGTAAGTATATATTATGAGTTAAGAAAGGGATTAATCCACAATAAATTACTATATGAACATTGCCATTGTGATCTAATGAACTTAATAAATTTTAATAATTTAGTAGATTTATTTGGATGTATTTTAGAATCTAAAATATATGTAATATGATCATGTGTATATCCATCTATAAATTTAGAATAATGTTCTGGGGATGCAAGCATTAATATCACAATTACCCCCATATAAATATCACGATCTAAGTTATAACTCGTTAATATTTGAGATTGACCAAAATCAATAATTTTAACAGTATCATCAGGCAAAATTAACACATTCCAAGCACTCAGATCACGATGAACATATCCACATGATTGAATAGCAGTCACAGCTGTGATATAATTAGTGATTATATTACATGCTCGCCTCAGTGTATATGTTGAATTTATTCCCTTTCTTATATTTTGTATAAAATCTTTACATATTATTCCATTAATATATTCCATAACCAATGCGATATAAGATACACCATGTATACATTTATCTCTGATTATATCATATACTAACGGTACATATTTAGGTATTTTATCTGATAGTTGTTTAGCAATTGCAGTAGATGCAATAATCGTATCTTCTGTTAAATGCTCGGTTCTTCTAGTATTGTAATGACAAATACATTTATCGATTGAACAACCACTAAATGGAATGACTTTTACAATCTTATTATCTAATGTTAAATATATATTCCCCTCTCCTCCACTTTTCAAGAAAGTCATATTATCGTATCCTTTCATATTTAAAAGGGAAAACATCTATATAATTTATTGGTATAACATATATACATTTAAACATACCAAACAATGACGGACATTATACGACATGGCTACAAATTACAAAGTATAATTGGTTCTGGAACCTATTGATGTGTTTGATTAAATGATCGAAGATCATCCAAATGGACACGTTAGCGTGTTTAGTCACCTAGGAAAGATAAATTACGGTTCGCTATTAAGGAGATTAATATGTTAGTAGATGGTATATTAGGAATTATTAAAAGATCCGATCATCCTAATATTATTAAATTCATCGATATATCAATAATTCCTGGAACGGAACCACCAGTGAAATTATGCATAATGTTATCTGCCATCCTCTCGTCAGTAACAATTACTATAATTCGTACACGTTCAGGAAGCATATCACAACATTCATGTCTTTATAGGATAACACTATCTATGGATACAAGATAATATTTAGCATGTAATGTGAGATATGGGGAAACATTTTGGATTATCATTGTTAATGATATCTCATAATAAATATAAAATATGTACCAGACTATAGTATATATTGTATTTTATAATTACTATATACCAAAAGATAAATGTGTTTCAGCCCAAAATCTTCACTCTCATCATGGTGGATTCTTGCCCTCATGTCATTGTTTCTATGGTATAGAAATGAAAAGTACGATCGAGCACTTGCTGTCTTTGTTTTCACATTGGGATTAATTCAACTTATTGAATATGGTATTCATAGTGGAGCTGATCCTGAGCAATCGGGAAGAGCACTTTTTATAACATTATGGTTACAATGTTTGGTATTGGCCATTGGGGTGTTTGTGTTTATTAGTGCAAGCAAAGATACTGACAATCCATCAACATCGGAAAATGTTGTGCATACTATCGCAGGTTGGAATTTATTTCTTTTTGCAATTATATTTGTTGTCGCCTTAGTATTATCATTCACATCTGATAGTACATTCTCTGCTGCTCCTGGACCTTCTGGCCACATTGAATGGTATATGAATGGAGCATCAATACTAGGGAAGTGGGGATGGTTATATCTAATAGGACTATTTGTACCATTAATATTAATTTTTGCATATTATATGTGGGCAGACATCGAGATTGCAATTTTAATACTATATGGAATTCTTTCGGCAGTATACGTGTTGGCCAATTATTCCTCAACCGCATTCACGAGTATGTGGTGCTATTATTCAATTGGCTTTTCTTTTTTGGCATATTTTCTGGGAATTATACCGTCATGTGCGAACACGAATACATGTAATTAACAATATTTTATAGATTATAGATATGTTTAATATAATACATATGACTGGTCGGTCAACCGGTTATATATCTATATTGATTATATATGATATTATCGGTAACATTATGGTCTATTTGCTTTATTTTATGTACATACTAATGTAAAATAATTTATGGTGTTTGTAAATGGATTCACCAGTAAGCAGCGATTATCATAATATATGTGATGCACGTGTGTATCCACATGAAATTGGCCCCACTGGTCCCACCGGTCATAAAGGAGACCCGGGATCTATTGGACAAAGAGGATTACAAGGCCCTCATGGTCCAGTTGGTCCGGAAGGTCCTCCCGGTAGAGAAGGGCCTCCAGGCCCAAAAGGTGATATAGGAGAAAAAGGTCCATGCGGTATACCAGGCCCGCCAGGTGACCGTGGATATCGTGGTTGTGCTGGTCCATGTGGTGGAAACGGTCCCACTGGAGCAGAAGGCCCTACTGGCCCCAGAGGCCTTCCCGGTGGCCCTCCCGGTCCACAGGGCGGTGTCGGACCACAAGGTAATCCTGGTACTGAAGGGCAACAGGGGCCTATCGGTCCTGCAGGACCGCAAGGTCAAATCGGTCCACAGGGGCAACAGGGTTTACAGGGATTAATAGGCCCTGTAGGTCCACAGGGCCCACAAGGTTTTATCGGTCCCCATGGAAATATCGGTCCCACTGGACCACAGGGACAACAAGGAGTTCCCGGTCAACAGGGGCCAGCAGGAGGACCAACAGGATATACAGGAGCAACAGGAGCGACGGGACCTGCGGGTTCTCCAGGAGGACGAGGTGATCCTGGGGATTCGGGTAATGATGGAATAACAGGACCAATGGGACATACTGGTGCTCCAGGAACAGAAGGAACAATAGGAGCGACAGGAGCAACAGGAGCACAAGGAGCGATGGGACCTGCTGGACCAATTAGTAATGATTTTTCGGATTATATTATTAAATTTATATTGAATAGATGTGTGTCAACAAGTGCAATGGCATTAGCTCCGGTTGGAACAGTAGGATCTAATATTGGTGGATTTGTACCTAAATATATTACTAATGATTCTAAAATTATAACTGGTGTAACTGTAAGGAATAATATCACAATAAATCCAACAACAATAACTTTTGATCTAACTCCGATTGGGGGTATTATTAGCAGTATATTTGTCAGTACATATGGATATGGACATAATGCATTCCCATTTTCTTTACAGAATCACAATATGACATCAATAACTCTTGATTTTGTGACAAATGCTAATTATATCGAATACGTGGCACAAGGAGCTATTTTCTTCATCACAGTAAGATGGCAATAATATAAAATAATATAATAGATGACAATATTATATATAATATATAATATATAATATATAGAATAATAACCTGTATATTAAGGTGGGATGATAATATTATACAGGTGGATGATAATGGTATATGTAATAGTATACATATAATATAGTTGTATGATAATATTATATAGGTGGATGATAATATATATTATATAGGTGGATGGTAATATTATATAATATGTGGATGGTAATATTATAATATGTGGATGGTAATATTATAATATGTGGATGATAACCTATATATTATATACGTGAATAGTAGTATTATTATATACATATAATATAGTTGAATAATATATTGATAATATTATATAGGTGAATGGTAATATATAGGTGGATGATAATATATTATGATGATATATTATCTAGGTGGATGGTAATATTATATGTGATAGTACACATATAATAATATAATAACATCTTTATATACCAAATCGTAACCGATAACCGAGGCCCGGATCAGTATGATCTGATCTATTTACTCCAAGAGGGGTGAACTGAGGTTGTTTGGGTATGGGTTTATCTAATTCTGCTTTACGTGCTTTGAGGGCATCTACTTTTCTACGAACATTATCATCTAGATTGGGGTTCTTAATATGTGATAATTGGTAATCAACAACTTGTTTTTCGACAGCAAGTATATCTGGTGTCATTTCATTCAAGAATTGGTTGAATGTGTTGTTTTCTTTCACGTTAAATAAATTTATAATGAGACAATACGCAGTCTTTAACATAAGATCAGAACCGTGACCCATACAGAAATCTCCTATTGTGAGTCTATCTATAATTTCTTTTATAGTGTTGGCGCCTTCTGTAGCTACAGAAGCTTCACCGGTTCTAAAATTATAATCGATTAATGGAAGATCTTCGATAAACTGTTTAAGATCGGGGAACTTTTCATATGTATCCATGATTGCAGTTCTGACACTATGTTGAATAAATATATGTTCATCCCTTCTTCCTGGTTCACATCTTTCTTCTTTCCCTCCTCCTTCAATCCAAGTTAGTGGCCACGAATAACCAGGACCACTCCAAAATCTCATCCACATTCCATACATAAACATCCACGCTAAATATAATTTGACCAAGTATTGATAATCAGGTGGCATCGTGTTATATTGTATTGTTAAGTTTCTTAATACAATTACTGATTCACTGGCAAGTCTCAGACCTTGATCAACTTTTTCCACTAATCTCTTGACTTTATATCCTTGTGGTGCATTTAGTAGTAACTGTTTTAATTGGTGAATACTTCCAATAGGGAAGTCTCTGGCAAGGGGCTCACCAGTAACAGGATCTCTGATTATACTCATACCTAATGCTTGATTTGGATTAACCCAATCAGGAACTCTAAAATGGAAAACATCATCATATAATGTCCATGCTCCCTCAAGTTCAGCAACTTGATAACAACGATAATTTCCAGGAATACCATATGATAATGTAGGATCTTGTAGAAGATCTTTATCAATATCACCATGAGCTTCACCTTGTTCAACATTAAAAGTATCATCATTATTACAATGACGATGACGCCATGCCCATTTTGACCCTCCACGTCCCTCTCGTATACATGTTTCAATGAGATCAGCCCTATCCATCCATGGTTCTGTTGGCTCATAAGCATCTATAAGTTCTTTTAAGGTATATGGTTCTAATATTTTCTCGATTTGTTCATCTGTTTTGCCCTTAAGCATGGGAGGTGGTTCAATTGGTCCTCTATTAAATATAGGATCATAATGTTTAAGTTCCTTGAGAAAAAGACGGCGTTTATTTCTTGCCGAAATTTTAAAATTTCCATTTGGAGGTATGTAACCATATTGTCCTATAATAGCATCAATATTTTCGTCGGTAATGGTTAGGGCTATTTTTTCTATGGTTGATTCTGGTTGTAATGCTAAATGTACATAAGGGGGATACCAGCTATATAGACGTTGTTCTATATTAACAACCCGATATAGATCAGCTAGAGACCAAACAGTAGCAGGAGGTAAGTTCATTATTTCATTATATCTTGGAATATCCCTAATCTCAGGTCTATGGGTACTTTTGCCAGACACTGCTGCAAACAATAAACTAGCATGATCTATTGGTCCTATGTATTTGTCTCCTAAAATATAAAGCAATTGTTCGATTGTTAATTTAGAAATAAATACTTTTTCAGCATTGGTCAAATTCATCATATAAGGCTCTTCTGAAATATTTAGATACCACAATAAATTATAATATACATCGATAGTAGCGGTCAAAGATGTAAATGATAGAGCTGACATAAGGTCTATAATGAAGTCAACATTCACTTCATTCATTAAATATGCTATGACAAGGACTGAATTCCCGTTTATACTAATAATTTGATATTTGTTGAATATCTGTACAAATTCTCCCCCTGTGGTGATAACAGGTAATATTACTCTTTGTGTTATCCATATATAATCATATGGTTCATATTGCGCTGTTGATAATTTGTTACGAAGAGAATTCAATGATGGTGCAGTATGTATTGTTGGGGACAATGGCCGTGTACCAACTATTTCTGATCTGGGTTGTGTAATGGGTATCACTGCTGCATTAAATATTGTCTGAGCACGTGTAGGTGATACTGGTATGAATATACGATTCAGATCACCTCGTGTAGGATTAGCAAATGTTGGTTGATCTAGTGTAGGTCCTGGATTAATAAAAGTTGGTTCAGCTCGTGGAGGCATAAATGTGGGATTAGCAAAAGTTGGTTGAGGTCGTGTAGGTAATCCAGGATTAATAAAAGTTGGTTGAGCTCGTGGAGGCATAAATGTGGGATTAGCAAAAGTTGGTTGAGGT